CTGCAAAAATTATTATAGAGATTATTAAATAATAGGAGAAATTATGACACAATTACAGCAATTTTTGTTCGAATTATCGTTCGGACAGACCAGGAAAATACGCGAATATATGCTGAAACGATATAACGTGTATTGCGGTTCAATGAAAGACCTGGAGCAGGCCATAAATGATTATATACCGAACGAGGATATATTAGAAGAGCTGTCAGAAGTATTGGCATGACAGGAGAGTCCTGCGCGGGAGAATGGCCGAGAGAAAACGGCATCAGTGGCTCAACTCCACTGGCAGGAGCAAACATTAAATTTACAGTAATATGAGCAAGAGAACTTACATGTATAACGTGGTGCTGCAGGAGAATGACGTATGCCCACAGGGTGAACTCCTGACAGACAAAGAGCTCGAGAGAATGAAGTTACACAATCCGAGACGCGATTGGCCGAAGACAGCAAAGGCTAAAGTATATGCCGAGAGTTGTTACATAAGCTTTGGTGTACGGTTTGGACAAGTGAAACAATATCTAAATACGGGAGAATAATGGAAAATAACAAATCGCAGTTCAAGAGAACAGGAGTTTTGCATGACGGAGCCGAGTGCATTGAGATACAAATAAGCCATTCAGGCGATGCGGCAAGATACGTGAGCACAATCATGTTCACAGTAAGGGACCCAGAGGTCACAAGAGGCCGTTGGCAAGAGATACGCTACAGCAAGAGAAATGGCTATGCGTATATTGTAAAATACGGCAAGAGACTATATTTGCACAAATTTCTAAGAATATACTAACATGACAGCAAGAGACTATAAATTTGAGTACATGCTACTCAACCGGCTTCAATGCGATTGCAATTACTATCTTGGCCACGGCGACCAAAATGCTGAGCATTGCCTTTGGGCTCATGACGAGCAGAAACAAATCGATAAAATGCGAGAGCTTTACGATTTGTTGCCGGTTAAACCTGAGTGGCTCACAAGAGAACAAATTGATGAATATGCAGCAAGAATGAATGTAAAATGACCAACATTATTTAACGAAAAAAGTTCTTAAAGCAGTAACCAGATTAAAATAAAAGTAGTATATTTGCATATACTTAAAAAGATATGGTGATAGCCAAAACAACTAAAATTTACAGCAATATGAAAACAACAGTTTTTTATGTAGCAGTTGCCTATAACGGCGGTTTCAATCCCACAGTTGTGGAGAAGTTTGATAACAAAACAGACGCAGACAGCTATGCGGCTCTTATGTGCCGCGCAAAGCAACGCCGGTACATTGTACTCGAGCAAGTAACAGAATGGGACGGCACTCCTCAAGAGAATGCATAGCCTTAGCCGCTGCGGAGAGAAACGATATTCGTGGAACAGTATCAAGCGAAGCGGATTTTAGGAGCGACACCTACAGCGGCACTAAGTTTAACCCTTGCTTTCGCAATATTGTTGCAGAGCAACTAATAAAAATTTACAGTAATATGGTAACAATGAAATTTTCAGCAACCAAGTCAGAAACATTGTTTTTGACACCGACAATTGCAGTTGAACAAGACAACTCAGAAACAGCAATCCGATTTGCTCTTTGGCACGGCGTGTTCAGTGTAGAGGTAAGCAAGAGTTACAAAAACCGTAAAAGCTAAATAACATGGCAAAAAATGAAATGTTTGTAACGGTTTATAGGCTTGAAGTTGAGGCCACTCGAGAGAATTTGGACAGTATGGAGAACTTCATAAAAGCCATTTCGGATTGCGCTATCGTGTCCAACGATGAGGGCCATGTAGCTATCATAGTAGTGTCTTCGGATGCCTTAGGGACAACGAAATTGGCTAATATGGCACTCAAATTCTTTGGCAAGGAGGGATATAATATAAGTACTCTCGGACTCTTAGGGCCGTTTAAGAAACTCAATTGATATTTTTTAACATAAAACTTGGAAAAAAGTTCCCAAAGCGGCTCAATAATTCAAAAAAAACATAGTATATTTGCAATATCAAAATTAAACAATAACATTTTAATAACAATTCAAAATTTACAGCATTATGGTAACAAAGAAATTTTCGCAGATGACAACGAAGAAGCTGAACGCTCTTTTGGCAACAGCAAGTGATGAAGACAAGAAGGCTATCGAGGCCGTACTCGCAGCTCGTGAACAGGCTCAGACCCCCGCTGCTCCTGAGACAACCGCAGAAGAGACTCCTGCCGCTCCTGCAAGTGAAGAAGAAACTCAGCTCAGCCCTGAGGAAGAAGCAGCTATCAAGGCAGCTGAAGAAAATGGCGGACTTAACCCGCTTTACAATGGCAGCAAAGCAACTCAGGAGAAAAAGCCAAAGATGACCGATGAGGACCGTCATGCACTGGCTGAAGAGCTGAAGAAGAATGTTAATCACCGTTGTCAGGCAGTTCCTTTCAACACCGCAGAATGGGTTGACGGCTATATCGCCGGAGTGATTGAAGAGAAGCGCAACAATAAGGTGCTCTATGCAATCAAGACAGACGACGGACGCCGCATCGTTAAGGTACATGACAGCAATCTCGTTCGTATTCTGGACGAAGTTGTTGAGCCGGAGAAGAAAGCCCGCGCTCGCAAAGCAAAAGACCCGGCAGACAAAATTGAATGGACACCGGAAGCAATTGCCGAAGAGGTTAACGAAGTTATCGGCAACATAGGTAAAACGGTAGAATTTGAGAAATACCGTACTACAGACGAAAACGGTGAAGAGCATATTGAAATGGTAGTTGGTCGTATCGTGGCAATCGTGCCTGACAAACGAGCTCAGTGCTTGCTCTACCGCATTTCAGTTCCGGCCCCTATTGAAGGCAATCCGCTCGCAACGAAGACTATGCACAAAGTTGTAAAAGCTGAGGGCATTAAGATTGCCGAAGAGTTCGACGAAGAAGGCGCACAGCTCAATGCCAAGTATCTGGAGCGCCGTGAGGCAGCAGCAACCCGCACTCCGCTTACTCTTCAGGACCGCGTAATTCGCTGCGAGGAGAATGTGAAGAAGGCAGAAGAGAAGCTACAGAAAGCTCAGGAAGAGCTGGAAGCCAAAAAGAAGCAACTCGAGGATGCAAAGAAGGAGCTGGATGAATATCTCGCCGGTCAGGCAAATGGAGAAACTGCCGAAGCTCCTGCTGAGACTACAGCCGAAGAGGAGTCACTTGCATAACACAGCCACCTGACACCGTTTCTCCCATAGAGCCGTCTCGAAAGAGGCGGCTCTTTTTTTGCTGCATATCTAAGTATGCAGCTATTTTTGTATTATCACGATTTATGTTAAAATATGTAAACTCATAGAAACATGCTTCTTTCGCGTTCTAGGACACTTTTAGGCTTTGGGCGTACTATAATATGGGTTAACTCAATTCGACGCGATAGAGGTCAA